GGACGCACAATTCATCGAGCAACGGCGGTTTCAACGTGAGGACGCTGCGTTGTGGTTCTTGCTGCAAGGGATTCTCGGGGACTCATCGCGGGCGTCCTACAATTCGCTGGAGCAAAAGAACCTCGCGTATCGGATCAACTGCTTGGCACCGTGGACGACGGCGATGGAGGAAGAAAGCGATTTGAAGCTGCTGACGGATTCGGAGCGAGATCGCGAGTTTTACTTCAAGTTCAATGACGGTGCACTTTTGAGAACTGAAAAGTCCGCAACGATGGCGTTTATCTCGCAAGGGATCGCGGCTCGCGTGCTAAATGCGAACGAAGGCCGAGCAATGTTCGACCTTAACCCATACGAAGGCGGCGACGTTTACGAAAACCCCGCGGTAACGGTCAAGGAAGAATCGGCAAGCAAAGAAGAACCAGAGGAAGACGACAGCGAGGATCCAGCAATGCAGCCGGCTAACCGTGCGAGGCTTGAGCACTTGATCGGGCTAGAGGCCGCGAAGGTTCTGGACGCGGCACAGCAAGCGACCGACAAGGGTAAAAACTTCCTCCAATGGGTCGATGCGTTCTACGACGACAAGTGGCAACAGAAGTTTTCATCGTGGCTTGCTGAGATGAATATCGATCCCGATTACGCGGCGATTCACTGCGGTGAAAGCAAGGATCAGCTTTTGGCGGTTTGCGACATATCGCAACCGGAAAACCTAGTCGAAAACGTCAAAATGTGCGTCCAAACATGGAAAAGTAGAATTTTCTCAATAGGAAAGGCTAAATAATGCTTAATTACAACGCGGCAGCGGGTGAACTGCTGATTTATGACGAAATCGGTCCTAGTTACTGGGGTTTAATCGGTGCGGCTGACGTTATGGCAGCGTTGGAAGACATCGGCGACAAGCACGTTACCGTGAGGCTTAACACGCCGGGCGGGAGCGTGGATGAAGGCATTGCCATCTACAACGCTCTCAAACGTCACTCCGCAGGCGTCACAACGATCGTTGACAGCCTCGCGGCGTCGATGGGTTCCTACCTTCTGCAAGCGGGGACAACGCGAATCGTGGCGTCCAATGCGATGGTGATGATTCACGATCCGTGGACGATCGCATTCGGCAACTCGGCTGAGCTTCGCAAGACTGCGGACGTGCTTGAAAAGTACGGGTCACGGATGATTCCTGACTATGCCGCACGAAGCGGAAAGTCGGAATCGGACGTTGCGGCGATCATGGCAGCTGAGACGTGGTACAGCGGGCAGGAGATCATTGATGCTGGATGGGCTGACACGATGGGAGAAGAATCCGATGCTGAACCGATTACCAAGGGCTTATCACGTTTTTGCCAGAACGCACCAGCTTCGTTATTTGCGAAACGTGAGAAGGTTGCGGCTGCGAAATCGTACCCTCGGCGAGCGGCGGCGATGGCAGTAGCGAAACGAATCTAATCAAAGGCGAAAGAGTGAACGCTGAACAATTGCAAGCCGCAGTTAATGCGGTTCCGTATTGGTATCACAAGATCGAATTGCCGGGCGGCATCGTTACGCCAGGATGGGCACCAACGGACGCGAAGAAGTACCAGATACCGGAACGACTTGATGGCAAGCGAGTTTTGGACGTTGGTGCATGGGATGGATACTGGACGTTCGAAGCGTTGAAGCGAGGTGCCATGCGTGTCGAAGCGATTGACGATTTTAGTGATACAGTCGGAACGGTGACGAATGCCGACAGATCGGAACATTGGCGAACGTTTGACATGTGTGCCGATGCTCTTGGGTATCGCATTGGATTTTTAGAACAAATAATGCGAACCGAAATGTCGGTTTATCAAATTGATGAGCGTTGGGAAGGTTCGTTCGATGCGATCTTCTGTTTCGGCGTTTTGTATCACCTTCGGCATCCGCTGTACGCATTGGAGCGACTTCGGACGGTTTGCAATGTCGGTGCGACGATCTACATCGAGACGGCAACGCTGGAGCATTGCAAATCGGCGTATTCAGATCGAACGTACCGAGTCGGCGACTTTGCGAGCGAGTTCTATCCAAACGACGAGTGCGGGATGAACCATTCGAATTGGTGGGTCTGTACGCTTCCGTGTTGGTGTGCGATGGTCGAAGCTGCTGGTTTTAAGGTCGAAGCGAGTTGGGTTCACAGCGAGTTTCCTGATCACATCAGCGAATGCCGTGGATACATTCGGGCAACGGCTAAAATTTAACGCTTGACATTTCCTGACATAGTCTCACAATGACCGACAGCTAACCGCTCGACTCTTTAGCAATGCGGCCAAAGCAAATGTGTTTAACAATTCACGTTTGCAGGCCCGCTATCTTTGCTGATTCGTGGCCTGCCTAACTAAGGGCCACAGATGAAAACCTCCGCACAGATCAAAGATTCGATCGACGTTTTACGCGATGAGCTTGACAGCATTATCGCCATTTCAGAGCGTGAAGTTCGCGATTTAAGCGACGACGAATCGACTCGCTGCTCAGCGATCAGCGAAAAAGAGATTCCCGCACTGACAAAGCAATTGGCGACCGCTTCGGCTATCGAAGAAGACCGACGCCAGCGTGTTATCGCCCGTGCAGGCAATCGAATCGCCGATCAGCAACGCCAGGGCGTTATCGGCAACGACGATGCACCGATCGGCAGCATCGGCAGCTTCTCGATTCCAGCACGTGCCAAAGCTCACGGAAAATTGACCGCGTTTAACGGTCCAGACAGCGAACGCGACGCTTACATCAGCGGACAAGCGGTTCTCGCTGGAGTCTTCGGCAATGCCAAAGCATCGCAATGGTGTGCCGATCGCGGTTTGGTCGTTCGTGCATCGATGACCGAAGGCACAAACAGTGCGGGCGGCTTTCTTGTTCCCGACGAAATGTCTTCGGCACTGATCCGACTTCGTGAGGCTCGCGGCGTGTTCCCTCAGTACGCTAACCGCGTGCCGATGGGCAGCGACATCATCTCAATCCCTCGTTTGCTTTCTGATTGCACAGCTTACTGGGTCGGTGAAGGCGTCGAAATCACTGCCAGCGATGCAGCTCTCGGCATGGCCGAACTGATGGCCAGAAAGCTGGGTGCGTTGTGCAAAGTTTCGACCGAGCTCGACGAAGATGCGGTTATTTCGATCGGTGACATGGTTACCACATCGATGGCTTACGCGATGGCCGACAAGGTTGATGAAGCTGCGTTCAACGGCGATGGAACGTCTACTTATGGTGGCGTTTTGGGTATCAAGAATGCTCTCGATTCCGCTGCGATCACCACTGCCGCAACTGGCAACGATGCTGCAAACAATCTTGACCTTGCAGACTTTGAGGCCGTTGTTGGTTCCTATCCTGAGTACCCAGGATCATCGCCGCGTTGGTTCATGAGCAAGCCAGTTTACTGGGCTTCTGCCGGTCGCTTGGTTGATGCAGGTGGCGGAAACAACAACGTCACGCTTGGTGCGGGTCCATCTGAAACGATGTTCCTTGGCTACCCAGTGACCTACGTTCAAGTGATGAACAAGACAGTTACCACGCTGGCCAGCACGATTCAGGCATACTTCGGCGATCTTCGCTTGGGTGCTTCATACGGCGTCCGTCGTGCACCTCAGACGATGGTATCGACCGAACGGTATTTCGAGTTGGACATGATCGGCATCAAGATGACCGAACGTATCGCCATCAACGTCCATGAGCGTGGTGCGGACATTCGCACCCGTCCAATCGTAGCACTTAAAACCGCTGCATAGTCCACTGTTTCACTCCGGTGGAATCGCTGCGGTTGGCTTCGGCTGGCCGCGGCTTTTCAACAATCTTTTTACGCTTTTGGAGAACCTGAAAGATGTCCGTTCCTACATTTGGTACTGATGTTTCGCTGCTCGGTGGAATCGCCGCAGCAACGACAGCACGTACCGCCAATCTTGATACCGCCGGTGCGAATTACGCAACGATCCGGTTCAACATTGGAGTCGAAGCCAACACTAATTCGACAAACGTCGCAATTCAGCTCAGCGAGTCCAACGACACTGTCGTGACGAACTTTGCGACGTTCAATTCTTCGTTCAATCGAACGGTGGATAACACTGCCGCTCAGATTGCAACGAACCACGTCGATCTGCGTGGACGCAAGCGATACCTGAGAATTGCGATCACACCAGATACCACCACTAACGGTGCGATCATATCGGCAGCGAGTGCGACTCTTTACAAAGATGTCATCTCGACTGCTGCCACGATGCTCGGTCCCGATGTTGTTGTTGGCTAGTTCCTGATACCGGAGTGAAACAGTATGGGCACAGTGAAGATTGCGGCGGTTATGACCGCTGGCAGATATGAGAACACGTGGGCACGCAACCAAATTGAACTAGCGTTGAAGACGCTGGGAATACCGCTGACGGTGAGCGGTGGCGTGTACTACGGGCAGTGCATGCAGCGGATGTTTGAACAGCTTGTCGATACCGATTGCGAATTGATCGTGACGATTGACGGCGACTCGATATTCACGGCGAAGCAACTTCAACGGCTGGTTGACATTATCAGCCAAGAAAGGCAGATCGACGCGTTGGTTGGGATGCAGGTGCGACGAGGCAAAGCTGACATGCTTGGTTCAATCGAGGGTCAAACCTCCGTTGAGTGGAATGGGTATCCGGTCAAGGTCACGTCGGCACATTTCGGATTGTCGGTGATTCGGGTCGAGTCGCTTCGCAAGGTTGAAAAGCCTTGGTTTGCCGCGAAGCCGAACGAATCGGGAATGTGGGAAGGGTCGAAGATTGACGACGACGTTTGGTTTTGGAAACAGTTCAACGCGGCTGGGTGCGGAGTCTACATCGATCCAGGCGTGAGGATTGGGCACCTTGAAGAAGTCATCACGGTGTTCGATGAGAAGATGATTCCGATTCACGTTTACCCTGCTGATTGGAGTGAAAAGAATGGTTGTGGAATTAGTACGAAACTGGAAACGGTTCATGCCGGGGCATGTGTTTGACGCCGGTGTGCTGAGTGACGGTGTTGCGAATCTTTTGGTACGGCGTGGGATTGGAGTGCTTAAAAATGATTGCTCAAGCAAGCCAGCTAACGATAACAGTACCGCCGGTGGCGGAGCCGGTCACGATCGCCGAAGCAAAGCGGCAGCTATTCCTCGCCGCAAGTGATACGCAGCACGACGACGACATTTTGCGAACGATCCAGGTCGCTCGCGAGCAATGGGAGTCTGACACTGATTCCGCGTCGATGACGCAGACGATCAAGGTTTACTTGAGTCGCTTTGGCGGTCCTTGTGTTTACCTTCCACGTCGCCCGATTCAGTCGGTGACGAGCGTTATCTACTACGATTCCGACAACACTCAACAGACGCTTTCCACGTCGATCTATTCGCTTAATCCAACATCGCGGGCGATTGAATTAAAGTCGGGTCAATCGTGGCCGACGGTGATTGATGATCGGTGGGACGCCATAGCCATCACTTACGTTTGCGGCTACACGTCGCGTCAGCTAGTTCCTGGGCTGCACAAGCAGGCAATGCTTTTGCTTTGCGGCTATTACTTCGATGCGAATCGCGGAGATAACGACCGCTTATACGATGGGCGAGCTTATGAGTCGCTTGTAGCGAAGTGCTTGCGGAGCAACTACCCATGAGCGGCAAAGGTAACGATTTAGACGTTAGCCAGCTTCGCGACGTCATCACGATCAAAGAGCCGACATCGACTCTCAACACGATTGGCGAGCCGATCCGAGCGTGGGCAACGCTTTACCTAAATCAACCAGCGAAGTGGATGCCGGTTGCAGGGTCGGAGACGATTCGCGGGCGAACGGTCGAAGCTGGAATCAAGACGATATTCGTGATTCGCTGGCAAGCCAACATCACGCCGGAAATGCGTGTTGTGCATTCCAGCGGCACGTATGGCATCGGCTACGTCAAGCCGATCGAGGGAAGGCGTCGATACATCGAATTGCATTGCAAGGCGGTGGCGTAATGGCTGGATTGAAGCTGAAAATCGACTTGCCGACCGACAAAGAACTAGCGGAGATGTTCGACGCTGTGTCGCTGCTGAAACGACATGAGGTGATGAAAACGACGACGCAGGCCGGTGC